GAAAACTATTAGGATTCAAAACAACATTCTCAGGATACTGGTAATATGAAACTAACACACATACTAAGACAACTCCTTGAGGAGCAAAAGAAAAAAGCAGACCGCTGTAAACGTATTGCTGATCGCAAATATGATAAACCATCTGCTTACAAATCAGGCTCCATTGTTAGATGCCGTCAGGGTAAAATATGGAAAGATTTAAAAGAATATGAAGATCTATCTACTAAAAATAATTATATAGATGCTGAGGGAATGTTAGATTTTCAACAGATTCAAAATGATTTAATTAAAATAAAACCATATTATAAATCATTATTGCCTAATTATTTAAATGGTGAACCATTAACTGATGATCAAATAGATCAATTAATAGAAATTTTCACTGATAATGAAGCTGATATATTTGATTCTGATTGGATGACAGACGCTGATAAACTTAAATTTAATCAACGTTGGCAAAAAGCAGATATAAATGATTTAAGTGATTGGTTTGTAAGTTTTGTAGAAGGATTGGCTGATAATTGGGAAGAAATTCCATTAAATGAAGATGAATCACTTCATAAATGGTTCAAACGTAAAGGGACACCTGGTAAAGAAGGTGGTTGGGTAGATTGTAATACTTGTAGAGACGGTAAATGTAAGCCATGCGGTAGAAAAGAAGGAGAAAAACGTGCTAAATACCCTTCATGTCGTCCTACACCTGCTCAATGTAAAACAAAAGGCAAAGGTAAAAAATGGGGCAAAACCAAATAAAACCATATCAAGATATAGAAGTCACTGACAAATATATTATTCGTGAATTTAGCGAAAATATAGATCCTATTGAACTGAAATGGCATCGTGATAGAGAAGACCGTTTAGTAGAAATAATAGGAGAAACAGATTGGCAAGTACAACTTGAAAATCAATTACCAACTTCTATAAACCAACCCATATTTATACCAGCCGGCGAATGGCATAGAGTTATTAAAGGTAATGGTACTCTAAAATTAAAAATAAATAAACAGTGAAGCGTTCTTACTTAGTACAAATAATTAGAGAAGAGATACAACGTGTTATATCTGAAGAATCTACTCAATATAAGTTTGAAGGATTGCTCCAAACAGATACTATAAAACGCCCCCAAAAAGATATTCTTTCTGATATAAGAGCGTTACCTGGTATAACAATTGTATCAAGCAAAGATTATGACCTATCAGGTGAAACATCAGCTTTTAGTAATCCTAATTACTACTCTATTTTAAAAATTAAAGTTGACCCACATCCATTTATAACAGATGGTGGTTTTAAAGATGAAACTCTTCAAACTATGTTGTCTGATATTAGAAAAATAGATGGTGTTAAAAACTTTAAATTAACACAAAGTGTAGAAAAATCAATAGTTTAAAAAAATTAATATATTTATAAATAAAAACCCTAAATAAAATGCAAATAGAAAAATTACGTTCCCTCATAAGAGAAGCAGTTGGTGATCATATTAAAGAAATTGAAGCTGTAGCTGAAGCCGCTGCCATGGAAGCTAGATTAGCTGAATATGACAAAGCTATTAAAATGTGTGAAGAAAAAATCGCTACTGCTGAAAACTTAGAAGAAGTTAAGGATTTAATGGATACAGGTAAAATTAATGAGCTTAAAAAGAAATTAAAAGACCTTAAAAATAAAAAAGGAAAATTAGAAAAGCAAAAAGCTAAGAAAAACAAAGGCAAAGAAGTAACCACTGATGCTGAAACAGATAAAGAGGAAACTGTTGATGAAACAGCGAACACAATGGATGAAACATATGTTGACGAAACATATACCATGGATGAAATGAAATTGTCAGATGATGAAGAAGCAAAATTAAAAGCAGATGCTGAAAAGAATGATAAAGAATACAACATTATGAATGAGTCATTCCTTAAAATGCAAAAATTAGCAGGTATTATTACTGAGACTCAATATAATCAAAAAAAAAACCCTTTAACTGAAGGATTTGATCGTATAGAAGGATTAGCTAATATTCAAGATTTAGCAACATTAAAAGCTAAACTTCGTATTTTATCAACAGATTGGATGCAAGATGGATTTGAAAAAGAAGACATAAAAATGTATATTAACAATCTTATCGATCAAATTTAACATATAGACCGATTCATAGCCGGTCGCTTTAACTAAAAACTAAAAATGGAGCTGTGGCCCAATCAAACGATTGGGCCTTCTCTATGCTTAATTTGGCTCTAAAAAATAAGTTATTATATTAACATCATATGGAAAAGAAAATAGTAATTATAGGTGCAGGAGTAGCTGGTATAAACGCAGCTACCAAATTAGTTGACAATGGTTACCCTGGTAACTTAATCACCATTATAGACAAAGGTAATGACCCACATAACCGCTTACCTGAAGAAGTAATGACAGGCATGTTAGGTGCTGGTGGTTGGAGTGATGGTAAATTAACATACCATACCGCAATTGGAGGTGTATTATCAAAATACTGTGGTGAAGAGAAAGCAATGGAATTGATGGATCAAGTTATTAATAACTTTAGACGTTTTCATCCTAAGCCAGAAGAAATATTCATGTCTGATCCTCAGGAAGAACCTGAATTTATTAAACCATATTTTGGATTACGTTTATTCCCAGTATGGCATATTGGTTCAAATTATCTACATGAGATAGCTAAAGCATGGTATCAGTATTTGTTAAACAAAGGTGTTAGATTTGAATGGAATACTGAAGTAGATGATATTGATTTTAATAAAAATAAAATCTATACTCATAACACTACATTAAAATATGATAAACTTATTTTCGCTGTAGGCAAATCAGGCATTGATTTTGGTAAACAATTAGCGGACTGCTATAACCTACCAACTGAACCTAAATCAGTACAAATTGGAGTACGTTTTGAAGCACCACAAAAATACTTCCAAAAATTAATTGATATTAGCTATGATTTTAAATTATATCAAAAATATGATAACGTATCATTAAGATCATTTTGTACTAATAATAATGCAGCTTACGTCGCAGTAGAGGAAACATATGGTGACATTACTTATAATGGTCATGCTAAGAAAGGTGAGGAATTTAGAAATGATATGACCAACTTTGGTATTCTAATGGAAATCAAAGGCATTGATAATCCATTTGAATGGTCGAGAGATGTAGTGAATAAATTACAAATTGATGGAAAAGGATTATATTACTCACCTAACCAAACTCGCAAACCAGGACTAACATCTGAAGGTACTACAGTATTAGCTCATCAAGTAGATGATTATTCATTAGATGATATTAGAAATGCAATGGGTGGTTACTTTTCATATGTTGAAACATTTATTGAACAAATGAATGAAGTATTTCAATTTGGTGATGATTGGGGAATGTATGTTCCTGAGGTAAAATATTTGTCTCCTGAACCATTAGTTCATTATGATGATTTGTCATTAAGTGGATTTCCAAATGTACATTTTGTAGGTGATGCTTTATCTGCTCGTGGTATTACAGTTAGTGGAGCACAAGGAATTTATGTAGCAGAATCATTGCTCCATTAACAATCAAACATAACCTTTAATGCTTAGGGCTTGGCTTCGCCAAGCCTTTTTGCTATATTCATTATATAAATAAAAAACATAATGAATATACACGAGGACTTATCAAAAATTGGCAAGCAATTGATGCTTAGTGAGCCATTCTATGGTGTATTCTTATCTACTCTTAATAAAGTAGTTAGAAAAGATGTACCAACAGCTGGTGTTTGTTTGCAAGGCATTAACTACCAATTAGCAGTTAATGAAGAATTTTGGAACTCATTACAAGGAGACAAACCAAAAATAGGACTACTCAAACATGAGTTGCTTCATATTTGCTTTAATCATCTCCTTGATAAAGATGATTACCCAGATCAAGAATTACATAATGTAGCAGCTGATATTGAAATTAATCAATACATAGCTGAGGAGTATTATCCATCTAAAGATCTTCTATTACCAAGTTCATATCCTGAACTTAATTTACCTTTAAAAGCTGGTACTAAAGTATATTATGGTTTGTTAAAACAAGCTTTAGAAAGTGGAGCTAGTCCAAAACTACAACAATTAATGGATGGTTTAAAAGGTGAAGGTTTACATCCAACTTGGGGTGAGTTTGATGGTTTAAGTGAAGCTGATGCCAAATTAGCCAAATCACAACTTGAACATCAAATTAAAGAAATACTTAAAAGCCAATCAGATAAGGGTAGAGGTTTTGTTCCATCTGAGTTAGAAAGTTTTATAGATGGTATATTAGCTGAAACTGAACCATCATATGATTGGAGATCATATTTTAGAAGATTTGCTGGAACATCAACTCGAACCTACACTAAAAAAACAAGACGTAAATTAAATAAACGTTTCCAAGAAAATCCTGCCTTAAAAATTAAAACTAAAAAGAATGTACTTGTAGGTATTGATACTTCAGGCTCAGTCAGTGAGAAAAACTTAATTGAGTTTTTTACTGAAATACAACATATGTACAAAACTGGAGTTGCTATTACTATAGCTGAAGGTGACGCTGGTATTCATAACATTTATGAATATAAAGGTGAAATGCCTAATTTCGTTACAGGTAGAGGTGGAACAAACATGAATCCATTTATTGAATATTTTAATGAGCATAGAGAATTTAATAGTCTTATTATATTAACTGATGGGTATATAGGCCATAACACAGCTAAATCATTCAAACCAACCATAATGGTTATCACAGCAGATGGTGAGAATGTAGACACAGTCAAAGAAAATGGATGGGGCAATACTATTAAAATGAATTTGGCCTCCTAATAAATCATTGTTATATTTAATTAAAATAAAGGTTACAAATGGCAAAAAAAGAAAAAACAAAACATGCACAAGTGTCTCTAAATGTTAAAGAGGCAAAACAATTTCTAAAACACATTATTGATAACAATCGTTATCTACAACAACAAAACAAACCACCTGTAGCAGTTGAAGTAATTGGTGATTCCGGTATTGGTAAAACATCAACTATTGTTCAATTAGCTAATGAATTGGATTTGAATTTTGTTAAGTTGAATCTCGCGCAAATTGAGGAGTTAGGTGACCTAGTAGGTTTTCCAATTCGCCAATTTGAAGTATGCCAAGACAATGATAAATGTCTATGGATTGATGAACACGCAGTTGATGAGTACACTAAACAAGGATTTAAATTCACAGGCAAAAATAGGATGAGTTATTGTCCACCTGAATGGATTAGTGGCAAATCAAATGGTGGTATTTTACTATTAGATGACTGGAATCGCGCTGACATCAGGTTCATTCAAGCTGTTATGGAGCTAATTGATCGCCAACAATATATTAGTTGGGAGTTACCTAAAGATTGGCATATTATTCTTACAAGTAATCCTGACAATGGTGATTATTTAGTTAATAGTATCGATAATGCTCAAAAAACACGATTCATATCTATTAATTTGAAATTTGATATTAATTGTTGGAGTGAGTGGGCTGAGAACGCTGAAATGGATAACAGGTGTATTAACTTCTTACTAAAACATCCTGAACTAGTATCAACAAATACTAACTCAAGAAGCATATCAACATTTTTTAATTCAATATCATCACTAAAATCATTTGATGATGAGTTAGGATTGATTCAAATGATTGGAGAGGGTAGTGTTGGATCTGAATTCACTACAATGTTCACAATGTTTATTAATAATAAACTAGATAAGATTATATCTCCAGATACTATTATGAATCATGAAAGTGAGGAATATGTTCTTAATACTTTAAAGGGTGTTATTGGTAAAGACGATAAATATAGAGCAGATTTAGCGTCAATTCTATCAACTCGTATTGTTAACTATAGTTTATTTTATAGTAAAAGCAATAAGATAGAAAAGTCATATATTGATCGTTTGGCTTATTTGATGAATGAAGATATATTTGCTGTAGATTTGAAATACAAAATTGTAAAATCAATCTATAATGGCAATTCAAGCTCATTTAAAACATTGATGATGAACAAAACATTAATTAAATTCCTAAGTAAATAATTATGCATATAACACAACTAATATTTGACCCAGGTCGTAATAAACGACTTCACACTAATGGTTGGGAGAGAGTAGCTGGTATTATACCTGAATCATATAAACAACGGTATTTAGCTTTATATGAGGCTAATAAAGATAATAAAATTGAAGATAAAACAACAGTTTATTCAACACCATTATCTGAGTTACCTTCATATAAACTAAAAAATTATATTGCTGAGAATAAACTAAACATTAAAACAGCTAGAAAATTTGATAAATTAGATGCTGTTATTATTAGTGATTTGTTTATTAGAGAAAATTATACCGATCTTAAACAATATAACTGGAATTCTAAAACTAACCAATCATACTACACCTCTAAACCACCAGAAAATTTATATATAATTCCAATTGATGTTATTGTAGATAATCCTAAACTTTTAAAATATAGAGATCAAACAACTCAGTATGGGTATAGTAATGATATTCTTAAAAATCGTAAAGGTGAAGTATATACCCATTATGTTATTACTGAAAAAAATCTAAATGATTGGATTCAATTTGATTCTAATTTTGAGTTTATTAAAAAACATTCACCCATACCTGGTTTAGTAATTACTAACCATCATGGCAACACTAAGGCATGTAAGAACATTAATTTTTTCTTAAACTTAATTGATAATATTGAAAAATATAACCTAAAAGTTATTTTTGACACATCACTTAATAATGATATTAATCAAGGTGTTGTAGTTGATTTTGATATGTATCAAACTCTTTATAATATGCTTAATAGTTCTGATGTTGAGAATTGGGAGATGGCTAGAGAAATCACAGCTAATTGTGAGTATGATACATCAAAACCATATTTAATGCATCTATATTGTAGTTTTAGTCAATTAAGAAAAGCAAATGGTTCTGCTAACTATCAATTCCTAAAAAAGAAACTAGATAAAGAAGTTAATATGGGGAGTTATGGTAGACATGGTGGTCCGTCATTTACTGCTATAACAAAGCATTTAGTTACTAAATTTCCAACTTATAATCAAGTATTTTTGGATTGCTTTAAATATCAAGTTAATACATTTATTGGTAAAGATGTAATTAAAGAAATAACATCCTACTAATATTTATACTAAATAATATTAATGGCAAAAGTAGTACTCCTAAGTTGTACCAAATCTAAATTAGACCACCCTTCCCCAGCGCAGGAATTGTATTCTGCCTCCCCAATGTTTCAAAAAACATTAAAGTATGGCCAGTCACTCAAACCAGATAAGATGTTTATTCTTTCTGCTAAGCATCATTTAGTACCTATGACTAAAGAGTTAGCACCATATGATATGACTCTTAAGGAAATGTCTAAAGATGAAAAGGAAGCATGGGCTGATGAAACAGTAAAACAAATGAAGTCTCAAGGTTTAAACCCACAAAAAGACAAATTTGTATTCCTTACTGGTAGTGAATATATGAAGCCATTATTCAAATATATTCCTGAAGAGAATATAGAAAAACCAATGGAAGGCAAACGTATGGGTGAACGTTTGAAATGGTTAAACAGCCAAATCAGTGAAGTATTTACTCGACTAAAAAAACTTATATATGAAGTACTCAAAAAGTAATATAAACGAATACATCCAGTTATATCTTAATGATCTTGAAGATTACGGAGATGACAGTGATAACACATTAATAGCAGAAACAGTTTTAAATGATTTTAAAATGTTATTAACTGAGTCAAAAGAACAAGATGTAACTATTTTACTTAAAGAAGCTATACATAACTCTCGACCTGTGAACCGTTTAGTATATAAAAACTTCTTGGAATATTTGGAAAACATCTGACACCACTTGTTTGGCTTAGCCGGAAAGTGATGTTATATTTAGATATAAATAAATAACATATGGAAGAAGTAAAAAAGTATCAATTAGATCCAACATTGGAAACCAAAAAGTACACCTCAACAGATGGTACAATTCGTTACATGAAAGATGGAAAATTACATAACTGGGAAGGACCAGCTGTGATCCACCCAAATGGTAAAAAGGAATATTACATTAATGGTTTTCAACATGACAAAGATAGTCATCATAAAGCAAAACGTGATGGAGTTGGATTGCCTTGGTTTAAGAGTAGTGTAGGTAAAGGATCACGATCATAATATTTATATTAAAACATACTAATTTAAATAATAAAAGACAATGAACAAAGAGTTCCTCAAAATGCAAAAAATGGCTGGTATTATTACTGAAGGTCAATTTAAGCAATTAACTGAAAATGAAGATTATTTCCAACCAACTCATACATCTAATGTAGATTGGTATCTAGTTTATAATTCACCTAATAAAAGTGGAGCGATGGTAGCTCATGATCCTGATTATAATGCTCCTAAGGGAGAGATTTTAATTCATGCTGGGGATGAAGTAATGAAAGTTGGAGAGGAAATGGAAAATGAAGAAGGAACTAGAGTTGAATATGTGCCTGAATATTTTGATTCAATATCTGAAGGTCAAGTAAATGAAAATCAAAGTGATTTTGATACTATTGAAAAAATTATCTCTCAAACTCCTTACCCTGTTACAGATCTTGAATCATTATATGATGAAATGGAAAATACAGATTTAGTAGACTCAGTAGCAGATGCTATGGGTGGAAATTTTACTAAGGCTCGTAAAGCTTTAGAAGCTTATGGAAATAGTAAATTTGGAAATCAAATGTCTGGTGGATCTTTAAACCAAGAAACATATATGGATTTTTTAAATGAATTATTTAATGTTCTTGGTAATAAAGCTAACTCATATGATGACAGTACTTGGACTAATCAAGAGAAAGAGTTAGTAAAAAATATCTATAATGCTATAGAAAGAGCAGGGATTGAAATTGCTTAAAAATAAAATTAATAGTTATGGATTCACAATATATTGATGTGATTGACAGCTGCTATGATTCTAGATGGGACACATTTAAGTGGAAAAACGCTCCTAAAAAACCTAATGATATACTAATGGATTATGATGAGGGTGAAACACTTACCAAAGAAAAATTTTGGGCTAATAATGATTTAGAAAATGATAATATTCCTGTTTATGGTCAAAAAGACAATAATGGAATTTGGAGATTTCAATGGGAAGCAGGTGATGTAGGTGGATTCATAGAAGGTGAAGATTTTGTATTTAACAGTTAATTTTTTTTTGATATTTATATTAAAACATACTGATATAATGAATAGAGAGTTCCTCAAAATGCAGAAATTAGCTGGTTTGATCACTGAGAACCAAATGAATAAATCACTAAATGAATCTGAAAATTTATTATCTTTAATAAAAGATTATATTGATTACCACTACACAGCTGATCAAGGATATGGTACTTTCACAGATGATGAAACTGGAGAAGAAGTTGATATAATGGATAATGCTGAAAAAGAAAAAGAGCAAATCAAAGCAAAAATCACTCAAATGAAAGGACCTGAATATTTTGAGTTAGTTGACAAATATGCTGGATTAAACACATACGAGAGTGAATATGCTGGTCCTGATGATATGGAAGAACTTACAGCAAATAAAGAAGAAACAGCTAGTAAATTAGGATTTACTGTAGATCAACTAAATTAACAAACGTATAAATCAAAATTAACATACTTTAAATTAGGCTTGCTTTTGCAAGCCTTTTTTATTATATTACTAATATGAAAATAGGATTTACTGGAACAATGAGTGTTGGCAAATCAACACTAGTACATGCTTTAAAAGAATTACCTGAATTTAAAGATTATTTCTTTGCTACTGAACGTAGTAAATACTTACGTGATTTAGGTATTCCATTAAACACTGATAGCACATTAAAAGGTCAAACAATATTCTTAGCTGAACGTTGTTCTGAACTAATGAGAGAAAATGTTATTACTGATAGAACAGTAATTGATGTTATGGCTTTTGCTCAATGTGCTAAATCAATTAGTGTTGTAGATAAAGGTACTTTTAACAACTATGCTGCTCCATTTATTTGGGAGTATGATTATGTTTTTTATGTTTCTCCTATAGGAGTTAAAATTGAAGATAACGGTGTTAGGGAAACTAATGCTGATTATCGTGATAGAATTGATAGTACTATTAAATATGTTATTAAAGATAATTTATTTAATATGAAAAATTTTGGCATTATTTCAGGTACTACAGAACAAAGAATTGAACAGATTAAAGGTTACTTAGGGTTTTAATATTTATACCCAAACCAAAAATCTTACATATAATGAAAATCTCTGAATTAAAAAAACACATTGAAGACAACATTGTTGAAATATTAAGTGAAACTGATCCTAAAACTCAAAAACAAGTTGATGATAAAATCCAACAAGATCCATCATATTTGAAAAAAATAAAAGACGCAACTGCTAAAGCTGAAAAAGGTGATTCCACCGATTTAGCTATGGCTATGGCTGGTCTTAAAGAAGCAGAAGAAGCACTTATGGAAATGGCTTCATTCTATAAAGTAAAAGATAAAGCAGGCTTCAAATCAGCTTTAGCTAAATATCAAAAAGCTAAAGGTGATAAATTTGATAAGAGTGCTTTAGGTAAAATATTATCAATATTACGTGCTAAAGATGAAGTAGATTTAAAAGCATTATCTAAGGAAACAGGTAAAGATATAGCCACTTATAACAATCCACAAACACGTGGTGCTTTAGAAAAAGAAGGTGGTGAATTTACTGATTATCTTGAAGCAGGAAAAGGTGAAAAAGCTCCAAAAGAAAAAGCAGAAGACAAACCAAAAGCTGAACCTAAAAAAGCTGAAAAGAAAGCAGAACCTAAAAAAGAAAAACCTGCTCCTAAAAAAGAAGAACCTAAGAAAGCTGAAAAAGCAGAAGATGAAGATGAAGATTCAACTGATGAAAAAGCACCATCTGAGGCAGAATTAAAGAAAATTGATAAAGAATTTAACACAGATAAATTCGCTAAAAAATTATCTGATGAAGAAAAAGCTAAATTAGATAAACTTGAAGCTGGTATCAAGAAAAAATTAGCTAACCCAACCAAAGATAATATTGCTATTGTTAAACAACTCATTGTTAAACCAGAAATTAAAAAGTTGTTTAAAGATGGTGGTAAGGATCTTAAAGCATTAATATCTGATATTATTGCTTAATATAACCCTATAAGGGACAGTTATGAGTCAAGACTTAAAACAAATAATACGAGATGAATACTTAAAGTGCGCCCAAGATCCGGCACACTTTATGAAGAAATACTGCCATATTCAACACCCAACTCGTGGCAGAATTATATTCAACTTGTATCCATTTCAAGAAAAAGTACTACGTCTATGGAGAGATCATCCATACGACATAGTACTTAAGTCTCGACAATTGGGTATATCAACTTTAGTAGCAGGTTATTCATTATGGTTAATGACATTCCAAAAAGACAAAAACGTTCTTTGTATAGCTACTAAACAAGAAACAGCTAAAAACATGGTGACAAAAGTCAAATTCATGTTTGAAAACTTACCTTCTTGGCTTAAAATACCCGCGGAAGAAAACAATAAATTAACGTTACGATTAAATAATGGTTCTCAAATTAAAGCAGTTTCAGCAGCAGGTGATGCGGGTCGATCAGAAGCAGTATCACTTCTAATCATAGATGAGGCTGCTTTTATTGAAGGTATAGCTGAAATATGGGCATCTGCTCAACAAACCTTAGCAACTGGTGGTGGAGCAATTGTATTATCTACTCCATACGGTACTGGTAATTGGTTTCATCAAACATGGGTTAGAGCAGAAGCACAACAAAATGACTTCTTACCTATCAAACTTCCATGGTATGTTCATCCTGAACGTGATGAAAATTGGAGAAAAAAGCAAGATGAATTATTAGGAGATCCACGATTAGCGGCACAAGAATGTGACTGTGACTTTAATACTTCAGGCGATACAGTATTTTATAGTGAACAATTAGACTTTATCTTTGCAACTTCTGTTAAAGATCCTTTGGAAAAGCGCGGCATAGACCATAACTTATGGATATGGGAGTTGCCAGATTATACACGAAGTTATATGGTAGTTGCTGACGTAGCTCGTGGAGATGGTAAAGACTTTTCAACGTTTCACGTTATAGATACTGAATTAAATACACAAGTTGCTGAATATAAAAGCCAAATATCACCAAAAGAATTTGGTTATTTACTAGTAAGTATCGCAACAGAATATAATGATGCGTTGCTAGTTGTTGAAAATGCTAACATAGGATGGTCAACTCTTGACTCAATTATTGAAAGAGGATACAGAAATTTGTATTATTCTCCAAAAAGTGAGACATTAAATGCAGAAACTTACCTAGAAAGAACAGATGATCCATCAAGAATGACACCAGGTTTTACAATGTCTATGAGAACTCGTCCGTTAGTTGTGAATAAATTTAGAGAATACGTTGGAGATAAAAGTGTAACTATACAATCTAAACGTCTTCTTGAAGAAATGAAGGTGTTTATATGGAGAAATGGCAGACCTGAAGCACAATCTGGTTATAATGATGACTTAGTTATGAGTTTTGCAATTGGAATGTATGTTCGTGACACTGCTTTAAAATATAAAACACAAGGTTTGGATTTAACACGTGCTGCTTTAAGTAATATGGCTACAATTAGACCAAATCCTCAAGGTAACTACACTATGAATGGTACCCCTAACCCATATCAGATGAATATAGGTGGGCAAGGTGAAGATATAAGGTGGTTACTGTAATATTTATTATATATAATTTAATTTAAATGGCTGATACAAGTGTTTTTTCAAGATTAAGGAAATTATTCTCAACAGATGTAATAATTCGTAATGCTGGTGGTAATCAGCTCAAAGTAATGGATGTAAATAGCATCCAATCAACAGGCGAATTCCAAACTAACGCGTTAGTGGATAGATTCAATCGTATCTACTCTAGTAACAGCACATCACTTTTTGGAGCCCAATTAAACCTTAACTGGAGATATTTACGTACCCAAGTATATTCAGATTATGACGCAATGGATACAGATGCTATTGTAGCTTCTGCTCTTGATATTATAGCAGATGAATGTACTCTTAAAAATGATATGGGTGAAGTACTTCAAATTAGAAGTTCAAACGAAGATACACAAAAAATTCTATATAATTTATTCTATGATGTATTAAACATTGAATTTAATTTATGGTCTTGGATTCGCCAAATGTGTAAGTATGGTGACTTCTTTTTAAAACTGGAAATTGCGGAGAAATTTGGGGTTTATAACGTTATTCCATACACTGCTTACCATATTATGAGAGAAGAACATTACGACCCAGCAGCCCCAGCTGAAGTAAGATACAGATTTAGCCCAGATGGTTTCTCAGGTGGTGCTACAGGTTTTTATGGTGTGACAGGACAAGGTACTTACAGTACTAACAAAAATGACTCATCAATTTATTTTGATAATTATGAAATGGCTCATTTCAGATTAATTACTGATGTGAATTATCTGCCTTATGGTCGTTCATATCTTGAACCAGCTCGTAAATTGTTTAAACAATATATTTTGATGGAAGATGCTATGTTGATCCATCGTATTGTTCGTGCTCCAGAAAAGAGAATTTTTTATGTTAATGTAGGTTCTATTCCACCTAATGAGGTAGAAAACTTTATGCAAAAGACTATTTCACAGATGAAGAGAACTCCATATATTGACCCACAAACTGGTGAATATAATTTAAAATATAATCTGCAAAATTCATTAGAAGATTTCTTTATACCTGTTAGAGGAAATGATCAAACAACTCGAATTGAACCTACTAAAGGTTTAGATTACACAGCAATTGAAGATGTAGTTTATTTAAGAGACAAATTATTTGCTGCTTTAAAAGTACCTAAAGCGTTTATGGGTTATGAAAAAGACTTAACTGGTAAAGCTACTTTAGCAGCTGAAGATATTCGTTTTGCTCGTACAATTGATCGTATACAACGTATCATACTTTCAGAATTAAATAAAATTGCTTTAGTTCACTTGTATACTCAAGGATATAGAAATGAAGCATTAACTAATTTTGAAATTTCATTAACTACTCCTTCAATCATTTACGATCAAGAAAGAATAGCTTTAATGAAAGAAAAAGTAGAATTAGCTAAAAATATTGTTGATGGTAAGTTGTTACCAACAGATTGGGTTTATGATAATATATTCCATTTAAGCCAAGATCAATATGATGAATATAGAGACTTAATCGCTGAGGATCAAAAGCGTATCTTTAGATTTAAACAAATTGAAAATGAAGGTAATGATCCACTTGAATCAGGTAAGTCATATGGTACACCTCATGATTTAGCTGCTTTATATGGTTCTGGAAGAAATGGAATTGGTGTTCCTGATGGTTATGATAAAGATGAACCTCTAGGAAGACCTAAAGAAAAAGCATCTATTGCTGGTACACAACAAAGTGCTTTAGGTAAAGATAGATTAGGTAATGTCGGTATGAAGAAAGGAGATGCTACAGGTGAAGATGGTTCTTTAAAAAATAATTTCAAAGGTGGATCACCACTTGCTCTAGAAACTAAAGATAAAAATAAAACTTTATTAGAGACTTTAGATAAAAGATTATCACTTAAAAAAGAAGAATCTTCATTATTAGATGAATCTCAAATACGAGAATAATATCTCTATATATATTTATAATTAAAATATTACCCAAGAATGATTATAAAACATTCAAAGTATAAAAATACCGGTATCCTTTTTGAATTGTTAGTAAGACAAATTACAGCTGATACACTATCAGGAGTTGAATCACAAGCGATCAATATTCTTAAAAAGTATTTTACTAAAACAGAACTAGGAAAAGAGTATAAATTATACGAGAGCTTTTTTAAGCATACTAACACTAGCGAGGCTAAAGCTGATATGGTTATTAGTACTCTTATAGAAAGTTCTAAGCAATTAAATCGTTCTATTTTAAAAAGACAAAAGTATAACTTGATTAAAGAAATCAAAAATCACTATGACTTAGAAGAATTCTTTAAAACCAAGTTACCAAACTATAAGGCACAAGCTGCTTTGTTTACACTTTTAGAAGTCTACAACAGTGAGAATCTGTCTAACCCTAACCAGATTATAGAAAATAAAACTGTTTTATTAGAATATCTTGTTAAGTCTCCTATTGATAAGAAAGAAGTTAAAGAAAACATCTTAGAAGAATTCAGACAACAAGACAAAGATATTCGAGTACTAGCATATAGAGTATTATTAGAAAAATTTAATGATAAGTATGCTGATTTGAACTCAAATCAAAAAGCTACATTAAAAGAATTCATCAACAGTGTTGATAATACCCCCAAATTAAGAGAATTCTACAATACTAAAATAACTGAAATAAAAAATACTTTATTGACTCTAAACAAACAAGTTACCAATAAAGCTATCCAGATAAAAGTAAATGAGGTTGTGAATATTTTACCTAACTTAGGTAAAACAGATAAAGTTAACGATGATCATTTAATTAACCTTCTTCAACATTATCAATTAGTTGAAGAGTTAGAATCAGTAAATGGATAAGAAAGAAAAAATAAAAAACCTCATCCAGAACCGACTAAAAGAAATGAGCGCCACTGGTACTGGTGCTTCTTTTACTGCTGGTGCTGGTGAAAACTACGCTACACCTTATGCTTTTAATCCAAATAAAAAAGCTAAAGGTACTGCTAATAATTACTATTATAAACTTGGTTTTAAACCTGTAAACCAAAAAGCTTTAAATAAAGCTGCTAAAGGTATTGAAGTGAAACAGTTATGGGAAGAAGAAGAACCTAAATTTGATATTGAAGGTTTTGTTAATAGTTTAGGAGTTGATGAAGAAACAAAACAATATATAGCAGGACGATTAGGAGATTTTGATCTAATAGCAGATAAACTAAAAGAACTTATTAAACTAATCCAAGAAGCTAAAAAAGAAACAATAAATAGCTATAGAGAAACACCAGAAAAAAAATCAGTATATGGTACTGATTTAGCTATTTCAATACTTGATAGAGCAATAAAATTATTTACATAAACATGAAAACACTTCAAACACAATATAACCTTATTAAAGAAGGCAAAGGCAATAAAGCATATTTTATGAAACTTGCTCGCTACAACTTCCCAGACCTTGTCACTCCAGTATTATCATATAATGATACTATTACTGTATTAAAAAATAAAAGTATCTTATCTGAAGGTATAGGTGGTTTAGTTACTACCGGTAAAAAACAAGATTGGCATTCTATCTTTAATGAGAATATGACTAATCTTAAAGAAGAAAAAGAAGCTAAAGCTGAAGAAAAAGAAACCACTAAAGAAGTAACTGACATGGCAACACGTGGTTATGACTATAAAGATGCTAAAAACTATGATAATGTATTTGGTGAAGAATTCTTAAAAGGATTCTATACTGAAATGCAAGATCCTAAAAATGAAGGTAAAACAGTAGAAGAATTAAGAGCAATTGTAGCTAAAAACTTAGCTAAAGATCTTAGTCACTATGTTAAAGATGGTCAATTTGGTATTAAAGGTGTAGGTTACACAACTGAAGCACCTGGATTGGGTGAATCAAAACCTATCACAGGCCCACATAAATCTTCAGGTTATGGTGATTTAAAAGAATCAGTATTGCGTTCTCAAATCTACTTATTAGTTAAAGAAGTATTAGATGAAGTTAAACAACCTGAACTTAAAGCTGCTTTAGATGCTGCTGATGAAGCATATGATGAAAATAAATATGATAGTGTAGATGATTTTTTAAAAACATATAAAGGTAAGTATAAAAATGAAGTAGAAAATGCTTTAAAAAGCAAATATGAAGGATAATCATGAAACAGATACTTATTGAGACTCAAACATTCTCTGCTAAACCTGTCAAATTAGTTGAAGGTAAAGGTAGTAATGGTAATATATTAGTTCAAGGAATATTAGCTACTGTTGAAGTAAAAAACGGTAATGGTCGTTATTACTCAAGAGACTTATGGGAAAGAGAAATTGATAAGTATATGGAAAGTGTTAATGCTAATAGAGCATTAGGTGAACTAGATCACCCTGATTCTTCTATTATTAACCTAAAAAATGTCTCTCATAACATTAAAAAAATATGGTGGGATGGAGATAATATAATGGGAGCAATAGAAATCCTACCTACACCTTCAGGTAATATATTATCTGCTTTATTCCAAAATAACATTCCAGTAGGTGTATCATCACGTGGTATGGGCTCATTAAAACAAATGGGTGAGTTGATGGAAGTACAAGATGACTTTGAATTACTATGTTGGGACTTTGTATCAACCCCATCAAACCCAGGTTCATATATGAAAGAAAAAGGCATGATGAATGAATCTAAAACACCTCAACAATATAATCAATATAATAAAGTTAATTCTATTATCACAGACATACTTTGTGCTAATGGAACATGCCCAATATTTTAACCCCTCTTAAAATAGCATTTTAAGACTGATGCCTCACAAAAGTGAGGCATTTCTTTTTACTAAAATGTAACTTTTAATAGATCCATATATATGTATATGCAAATATGCTACCCTTTCCCCTTATGTAGCATTAATTAGTTAACAATCTATTACGTTTTCTATTAAACGTATTTCCAAAACAAATTTATTTGAGGACAATGAACAGAGAAATGCTAAAAGAATGCATTGCTGATGCTAAAACCATTAGAGAAACAGCAATCGCAAGCGCAAAAGTAGCTCTCGAAGAAGCATTTACTCCCCAACTCACTGCTATGTTTGCTGAAAAGTTAAATGAGCTTGAATTAGAGGAAGAAGTGACTGAAGAGAGTGTGAATGAAATGTACGGCATGGAAGAAGAAGGATTAGAAGAAGATTTTAATCTTGAAGAAATTCTTGCCGAGTTATCAATGGAAGAAGGTAACGAGAAACCAATGGAAGAGGAAGGTATGACTGAAGAGTCATTAGATGAAGATCTAATGCTTGAAGAAATGTCTGACGAAGAAATTGAAGAACTCGTTATGCAAGTCATTGATGACATGATCGCATCTGGTAAGCTTATGCCTGGTGAAGGCGAAGAAGAAGGTGAAGAAGAAGAAATGGAAGACATGGAAGACATGGATGATGAAGAAGTTGAAGATATTGATGAAGAAATCAATCTTGAAGAACTCCTTGCTGAAATGAATTCTATGGAAGAAGAAGAAACACCTATGAAAGAAGGAGTATTTGGAATAGCTAAAAAAATAGCTGATAAAGTAGCTGGGGTATTTAAAGATAAAAGATATGTTAAAGCCCAAGAAACATTTTTTAGCCAGCCTGAAGTAGTAAAACTGATGGATGAATTAGAACAAGCTAAAACAGCTAAAGACAAAGAAAAAGAAGTTGAAATTCAAAAGAAAATGACTGAATTAATTTTAAAATTCAGATCAAGAGCAAAAGAATTCAATTTACAAGATGACGCAGCTGATTTAGTTAAAAGTCTAACATATGCTTACACTAAATATAATGTTGATCCAAATTTAAAAGGATTAGCGGCTATAGGTAGTGGAGTATCAAGTGGTAATATTGCTCTTGGTGAAATTGACTCTACTGAACTTGAAGAAGCATATGCAGCTATAGCTGAGCTTCGTAATGAACTCAATGAAGTTAATCTATTAAACGCTAAGCTTCTTTACACCAACAAAATCTTCAAAGCTAAGAATCTTACCGAATCAGAAAAAATCAAGGTTTTAAACACGTTTGACAAAGCAGAAACTGTTAAAGAAGTTAAGCTCGTATTCGAAACTTTAACTGAATCTTTTAAAGCTACTACAGCTAAAAAGAATCAAATTAAAGAATCATTAGGATCAGCTTCTAAAACAATCGGAACTGCTACCCCTAAACAACCAATTATTGAAGCTAATGAAGCTTTTGCACGTATGCAAAGACTTGCTGGCCTCAAAAAGTAAAAATTAACATTAACAATTAAATCAATTTTTTTAAAATTATGGAAACAATTCAACAATTAGTTGAGTCTGCCAACCCATGGAGATCACTTCAAGGTGATGCTGCTAAATTAGCAAACAAGTGGGAAAAAACCGGCCTTTTGGAAGGTCTTGGTGAAGACGTCAACAAGAACAACATGGCTTTGATGTTGGAAAACCAAGCAAAGCAATTAGTAGTAGAAGCATCTCAGACCGGTACTCAGTCTTCTTTTAGCTCTGGTACAAATGGTGAAAACTGGGCTGGTATTGCACTTCCTTTAGTACGTAAGGTATTTGGTCAGATCGCAGCAAAAGAATTCGTTAGCGTTCAACCAATGAACTTACCTTCAGGTCTGGTATTCTTCTTAGATTTCCAATATGGTACTACTAAGAATCCATTCACTTCAGGTGGTTCTATGTATGGTACTCGTAATGCTAGTGATCCAAACACACCATTCTCAACTACAGCTACTGCTGGTGGTTTATATGGCGCTGGTCGTTTTACTTACTCTACTAACCAATTCTCAGCTTCAGCTGTAGCAACAACTGGATCAGCTACTTGGAAAACCCTTAACTTTGATTCAGATTTTTCAGCATCAGCAGCAGCTAATGGTTACAAAACAATATCTGTACCTGTATCTAGCCTTTCAGGTTATGACCCAGACGCAGTACGTGGTTTCATTGTTTCACAATCTGCCGCTACTTTAAGTGTTGCTGATAACTTACCAGCATTCACTACATTTGATGGTACTAATGTAATCTTTGTTGTATCTGCTTCAGTTGCTCCTATTCAAGGTTCATCTGTGATTGTATTCTACAACAAGAAAACAGCTGATAATGCTCGTGGTGATTTTGAAGATCCAACAAATACAACTTTACCTACTTACTCTACACCTAACGCTCAAAGCAATAGCACAATTTCTATCCCAGAAATTAACATTTCTATGCAATCTCAAGCCATCACCGCTAAGACTAAAAAGTTGAAGGCTGTATGGACTCCTGAATTTGCTCAAGACTTGAATGCTTACCAAAACTTGGATGCTGAAGCTGAATTGACTAACATCATGAGTGAGTACATCTCATTGGAAATCGACCTCGAAATCCTTGATATGTTGATCGCAGATGTTCCAACAACTAACGTTGAGTACTGGAGTGCTGTTAATAATAACTTTATTAACGCTACAAAAACCGCTTTTGATGCTGCAACTGTAGCTGGTGGTGGTTTCTATAACACTCAAGGTGGATGGTTCCAAACTCTTGGTACTAAACTTCAAAAGATCAGCAATCGTATTCACCAATTAACCCTTCGTGGTGGTGCTAACTTCATGGTAGTTTCTCCAACTGTAGCTACAATCATCGAGTCTATCCCTGGATTCGCTGCTAACAGCAATGGTGATGCTGCTGATATGGAATATGCATTTGGTGTACAAAAAGCAGGTCAATTCAACAGCCGTTACACTGTTTATAAGAATCCTTACATGACTGAAAATACTATCTTATTAGGTTTCCGCGGTAAGCAATTCTTGGAAGCAGGTGCTGTATTTGCTCCTTACATTCCATTGATCATGACACCTCTTATCTACGATCCAAACACCTTCACTCCACGTAAAGGTCTGTTGACTCGCTATGCTAAGAAGATGTTACGTCCTGAATTCTATGGTAAAGTATTAGTTAGCGGTTTGAATACCCTCTAAACTAAACCTAATATCTAACAATTAAGCCCTGCAAAAGCAGGGCTTTTTTGTTCTGTTTTAATATTTATCAATAAACAAAAATATGACTGACTTTAACCGAAGTGAAGAGGCTAAACAGATTTTTAAAGAAAAACGTAAGCCTAAAAATCCAATCACATTTAAACTCACATTAAATGAAGAACAAAAGTTAGCAAAACAAGTTATCTTAGACAGCCCTGTCACACTATTAAGGGGTATGGCTGGTAGTGGTAAAACACTAGTAGCATGCCAGGTTGCTTTAGATTTAGTATTTAAAAAAGATGCTGAAAGAATTATCATTACTAGACCTACAGTCGCTAAAGAAGAAATAGGTTTCTTACCTGGTGACTTAAAAGAAAAAATGGATCCATGGTTGGCTCCTATCTATGCTAATCTTTACATGTTATATGATAAAGTAAAGATAGACAAAATGATCCAAGATAATCAAATTGAGATTGTACCATTCGCATTTATGAGAGGTAGAACATTTCCTGACGCTGTAGTAATTGTAGATGAATGTCAAAATATTACTCATGGACAGACAGAAATGATTTTAGGTCGTTTAGGTAAAGGTGGTAAAATGATTTTCTGTGGAGATATTACTCAAACTGACTTAAAAAATAGAAAAGACAGTGGTATTGGATTCTTTACTCGTATGGAAGAAAACATTAAAGGAGTAAAAATCTTTACTTTAAAAACAAATCACAGACATGAGATTGTAGAACCTATCCTCAAACTATACTCAGACTATAGAGACTAAATATTTATAGATAAACCCTAAACATGGCCGCTGGAAAGTATTCATTTGTAATAGAACAAGGAGCTACTACTAATTTTGGTATCTTATATCAAGATTCTAACAAAGAATATATTGATTTAACTCAATATGAAGCTAGAATGCAACTTAGACCTAGTACAAACTCTTCAATAGTTTATCTTCAACTTTCTAGCTCCCGAAACTCAGATGGCACAGGAATAACAGTTGATCCTAGCGGTTCAATTAATATCTATATTTCCTCTTGTACTAGTTCTATGCTTACTTTTGACCAAGCTGTATATGACCTAGAAATATATTCTGGCAGTGGGGCTTGTCCATATGTAATTAGGTTATTAGAAGGAAATGTTAAACTAAGCAAAGAAGTAACTCGATAAACACATGACATCAGCAAACCAAACACCTAGAATAATAACCATAAACACCCCAGGCCCTCGAGGTATACAAGGCCCTAAAGGTGATGCAACTACTGGATCAAATAATTTTGTTGGTAATCAAACCATAACAGGATCTATTTTAATTTCAGGTAGTATTATTCCTGCTGTAGGAGTAGGTGAAACTACTTCATCTTTTAGTTTAGGATCAGAAACAGCGGCTTGGAAAGATATTTATGTATCTGAAGGATCCATTAAATTTATAAAAAGCGGATCTGAATCAATAACTATTTCAGCTGTACCTGGCGGTATTTCTATTAATGGAGGAGGAGTTATTGGGAGTGGTAGTAATAACACCACAGGCTCTGTTAATACAAGCGGTAGTATAAATACTACTGGTAATGTTAACACCACAGGCTCTGTTAATACAAGCGGTAGTATAAACACTACTGGATCTATTAACACTAGTGGATCTGTTAACACAAATGGTAATATAAATACAACTGGATCTATTAATACTAGTGGGTCGATTAACACTAGTGGATCAATTAATACTAGCGGTTCTATTAACACCACTGGATCTATTAATACAAATGGTTCTATTAATACTAGTGGTTCAATAAATACAAGCGGTAGTATAAACACTACAGGTAATGTTAATACAACTGGCTCTATCAATACATCAGGTTCTATAAACACAACTGGCTCTATTAATACATCAGGTTCTATTAATACTACAGGTAATGTTAATACTACTGGCTCTATTAATACTAGTGGATCTGTTAACACAAATGGTAATATAAATACAACTGGATCTATAAACATAACTGGATCTATCAACACAACAGGAAGTATTAGTGTGAGTGGATCTACTACTACTACAGGAACTTCTACAGTAACAGGTAGCTTAAATATAACAGGTAGTGTTACTACATCAGGATCATTAATTATAAATGATGGAACTTATAATGTATTAGATACAAATACTGGTTATTTAAATGACAGTAATGGTACTGGATCTGTTTTATGGAATGATAGAGTTCTTAAAGACTCTACTGAAGTAGAAGTTGTAAGTTGGGAAAATAAAGTAATATATGATAATTCACCTAATAGATCTATAGATTGGGGAAATAGAACTCTTTACAACACTAATGATCATGCTGCTATAGACTGGCAAAATGGAATTATTTATCGTTCTAACAATAGTGTAGCTATTGAATATAATACTCCAAACATATATGGATTTACATCAGCTAGTGCTAGTATTATAAATACAACCCCTACCGGAAATACTAATGTACAAGTTGCTTTCGCACAAACTGGATCAAACTTCTTTATATATGTTTATATGGGAGGACGATGGAGATCAGCTTCACTTTCTTAAAAATTAAAACAAATATAACAACAAGAAGACCCAATTTAGGGTCTTCTGTTTTCTCTTAATATTTATAAACAAACTCTATTCATGGCTAATATCCCAATATATCCTGGTAGTTCATCATTTTTTCCTGGTTTAACACCATTTGGATTTTACGACTATGATGTCCAATTTCAAAATGACGCTGATTTATTAGTCACATATTGTGCTAGAAGATTAGGTTATCCATTAGTAGACATTGAACTGCAGGACTTAAATTTTTACGCGGCTTTTGAAGACGCTATCACTACCTATGGTAATGAAATATATTCTTTCCAAATAAGAGACAATTTATTATCTTTAGAAGGAGCCCCTACTTCAGCTTATGTAAATAATGCTATCATCACTCCCAATATGGGGATGATAATTAAATTATCTCAACAATACGCCGCTGAAGCAGGAGCTGGAGGTAATATAACTTATTATAGTGGAGCTTTAGCTTTAACCCCAGGTCAACAAACCTATGATTTAGCCAATTGGGCTGTGAGCCAAAGCATATCAGGTGGAATAGAAATTAAAAAAGTATTTTATCAAGACTTACCCGCTATAAATCAGATGTATGCTCCATTTGGAGGATTTGCTGGTTTAGGAGGTTTACCCGCCGCTGGTATATATGGTGGAATGTATGGTGGCGGATATGGTGGAGGATATTTAATGATGCCTGTAGCATATGATGCTGGAGTAATTCAAGGATTAGAATTAAGCAATCAAATTCGTTTATCAAATTATACATTTGAAATTATAAATAATAAAATAAAAATATTTCCTATACCAACAGATAATGATGTTAGACAAGGATTTTTATGGTTTGAATATATTAAATTAGAAGATAGATATACTGATAGTATAACTCAAACTGGAGGTGACAAAGTAACAAATGTATCAAATGCTCCTTATGATTATCCAACTTATTCTTTAATAAATTCTGTTGGTAAATCATGGATATTTGATTACGCTTTAGCACTTTGTAAAGAAATGCTAGGATATGTTCGTGGTAAATATGGAACAATCCCTATCCCAGGTCGTGAAGTAACTCTAAATCAAGCTGATTTACTATCAGCCGCTACAGCTGAAAAAACAGCTTTAATAGAAAGATTAAGAGCTTATCTTGATGAAACATCTAAAAAATCTTTACTTGAAAGAAGAGCTCAAGAAAGTGACTTTAGAAAGCAAGAAATTAATAATGTACCAATGGTAATATACATAGGATAATGGCACTATTTGGAGGCGGTAGAGATATAAGTGTGTTTAGACATGTTAACCGAGAGTTACTAGGAAATATTATCACTCAACAATGTGCTTTATATAAATTTTCCTTAGAACAAACTACTGTTAATATGTATGGAGAAGCTTCTGGAGGTAAATTTTTACAAGGTCCATATCTGTTTAATTCTCTTATTACAGTTGAAGACAATACATCTCCTACAAGTGAGTTAGGTGTTGACTTTAATTGGGGTATAACAGTTGCTTTCTTACGAGATGATTTAGTAGAAGCAGATGTTCATCCTGAAGTAGGTGATATTATTCTATATCAAGAAAGCTATTTTGAGATAGATAACACTAATGAAACTCAATACTTTGTAGGTAAGAATCCTGACTTCCCATATGAAGCTAATCCTTTAAATCCAGGATTAAGCAATTTTGGTTATAATGTAAGTATTATTTGTTCCACTCACTATACCCCAGCAGACAAATATAATATAATCAAACAAAGATTATGATAAATAAAAGAAAACCAATACCAAAGTCTCAAAAAGAGATAAGTATTTCTCAACAGACTCCTTATACTCCTCCTCCAGGAGCACCTGGTTTTCAATCTATTGGTAATCCTAATAATGCTGGTTCTGTTAATAGAGCAGAACAAACTTCTTTTAGAAATGATACAGTTAAACCTTACTCTATCGGAATACAAGACATAGATGAGGCAGTAATATATTATTTTAATAATGTTATAAAACCATATGCTATACAAAATGGAGAAAGAATACCTGTACCTGTAATTTATGGTTCACCTGAAAAATGGAAATCATTTCAAAAAGATGGATATTATAGAGACTTAAATGGTCGTATAATGGCTCCTCTTATAATGTTTAAAAAAAATAGTATAGAGAAAGTTAGAAATCTAACAAATAAATTAGATGCTAATAATCCTAATAATATAGCTGTTTATGGGAAAAGATATAGTAAAAAGAATGAATATAGTAAGTTTAATATTTTAAATAATGTTAAACCTGAAGAAGAATATTATGCTACTGTTGTTCCTGATTATATAAACATCACTTATGATTGTGTCATTTTTACATATTATAATGACCAATTAAATAAAATTATAGAAGCTGTAGAATATGCTTCTGATGCTTATTGGGGTGACCCAGAACGTTTTAAATTTAGAGCAACTATAAATACTTTTACTCCCACAGCAGAACTATCAGATAATGCTGAACGTATAGTAAAATGTTCTTTATCTATAACACTTTATGGATATATTATCCCTGATATTCCTCAAAAAGATTTAAATTCTGTAAAAAAGTTTTCAAATAGAACTAAAGTAATATTCACATTAGAAAATATAGGTGGAGGTACAGAAACATTTGATGCTAATGTTAATCAAACTGTTAAACAAAATAGCGGTTTAGCCCAAACTATAGACTCATATAATATAATTAACAATAATATAACATCAGGTGTGGATACAACTACTTTAATCTATCTTAACACAAGCAAAGCATTACAAGCTACAACTGTAACTGCTCCTAATATAGCTATATTCACAGGAGCATTTTTAGCAGCCCCTACAGGACTACCAGCTACAAGTGCTATATCATTCTCTTATTATATAAATGGACAGTTAGTAGAACCAAATGCTATAACATCTTTTGTTGATAATGGAGGAGGTACTTGTACATTAACAGTTAACACAACTAACTTAGGATTTACTTTAGTAAACACTGACGAAATAGTAGCAATAGGTAAATTTGCATAAACATGAGTATAATTAGAAAAGAACAATTAACCAATCCTTTATCAGCTTCATACGCTTTAACAGCTTCATATGCTGAAAATGCAGCTGCCGCTGTTAACACTAGTTCTTTACTTATAACAGCTTCTGTTTCTTCTAATACTATTACTTTTACTAAAGGAGATGGATCAACATTCCCTATAACTGTTAACACAGGAAGTGGAGGAAGTGGACCTATTGATACTAGTGGATTAGTAACCACTTCAAGTTTTAATGCGTTTACTTCAAGTATAAACAATTTTACATCATCTTATAACACTGGGTCATTTACAGGTAGTTTTACTGGTAGTTTTAATGGAACAGCAAGTTGGGCCCAAAGTGCTTCTCAAGCTATAACAGCTTCATATTATAAAGAAACTGATCCTATTTTTACAGCTGTATCTGGAACATTTATATTAACTTCTAGCTTTAACGCATTCACTTCAAGTATAAATACTTTTACAGCTTCTTACAATACAGGTTCATTCACTGGTAGCTTTACAGGTAGTTTATTTGGCACCGCTAGTTGGGCGGAGTATGTTGTTAATGGATCTACTATAAATACTGGATCATTACTAACTACCGCCTCTGTTATCTTAAATACTATAACCTTCACAAAAGGTGATGGGTCAACTTTCCCAATAACTGTTAACACAGGATCAGGTGGAACAACAGATACTAGTGGATTAGTAACTACTTCTAGCTTTAATGCTTTTACTTCAAGCATAAATACTTTTACAGCCTCATATAACACAGGATCATTTAGTGGAAGTTTTACAGGTAGTTTCTTAGGTACTAGTAGTTGGGCTCAAAGTGCTTCTCAAGCACTAACTGCTAGTTTTGTTCCTAATGCCTTCATACAAGGAGGCAATAGCTTTGGTGCTACAGCAATGTTAGGAACAAATGATGCTCAAAATCTTCATATTGAAACTAACGGATCAGTTCGATTCTATATTAGCTCTAGTGGTTTAACTTGGTTTGATGGTGGTGGCCAAACAACACCTCCTTTCGCAGGTACTAGTATCCCTCTTCAAGCCGCTGCTGGTGGAGGAACAAATGGTATTGGTTTTAGAACCAACTTTTTATATCTCTACCCATACACTACTGGAACAAACGCTAATACTTCTAGTATAGTTTTTGGCTCAGCAGGTGCAGCTTCTTGGTATCTAAGAAATAATGCAACTAGTAGTTTTCAATTATTAATCACTAGTTCAATACCTGCGTGGACAGCTACATCTCAATCTAGATTTGGTATAGGTACTGCCACACCTTCTTTTAATTTACAAGTATCAGGCACAGTAGGATTCCCAAACTTAACTACAACGACACAACTTAATGTTATAACTATAGATACTGCTTCAGGACAATTATATTATACAGCTTCATCTGCTGTTGGAAGCCCAACATTTCCTTTTACAGGTAGTGCTGTTATATCAGGAAGTTTAACAGTTACTGGTTCTACTAATTTTTCTGGGGCTACAGGAACAACATTGTTCTCAAGTAACGCTGATACCTTAATAGTAACAGGTAGTTTGATTATTACTGGATCTTCTATTTTAACAGGTAGTTTAAATGTAACAGGTGGAGGTATTACAAGTTCATTATTTGGTACAGCAAGTTGGGCTACAAATGCTGTAACTGCTTCTTATGTTTTACAAGCAGTGAGTGCTTCTTTTGCTAGTACTGCTAGTTATATTGACGGAGGATTTTATTAATGCCTATTGAATTAAGAAATACAAATAATCAAGGTGTTACATCTTTCCAAAATGTAAGTGGATTAGGTCAAATATCTTTATTTTTAACATCATCACCACTAATTGGACCACCCTGGTCACAACTTACAACTATTGCTTCTTATCTTCGAGGATATGTTACTGAATTTAGAAATCCTGAATTTTTTATATATCGTTTAGATGGTAATGCTTACAACATAAGTGATGGAGGTCAAGATATGTTTGATGGAGGAAATACAACAGCTCCTTGGTTACGTGCTAATACAAACTATACAAATCCTGGATCTACTGCTATTCCAATCCCACCATCTTTACCTTATTCAAGCCAATCAGCTACATTAACAGATACTAATTATTACTACATTAGTTTTGGATATACTCAATCAGCTGGTACATTCCCAGCAGCACAAAGTGCTATATATCATCCTTTAACAATGATAGGAGCAAGAAGTGGATCTGGCCCTATAGGATTCCAAAAAGCAGGTAATATTGGAGCAGATGGATCAGGTAATATATTAACTGGAAGCATATATACAGGATCAATTGTTAATGGATTCACAACATATGCTTATTATAGACAAACTTATGGACAAGCTACTGACCCTAATATTTGTGATGTATATATGTTATTTGGCCACCCAAACTGGGGTTCAGTATTTGATACTATAGTTTGGTCAGCTAGTCTAAATCTTCAAGGTCAGGGAGCAGCGTTATATGCTACTGGATCCTCAGCTAATCTTTTAGCTATAACAACATTATTAAGCAGAACAGGTAGTTCCCCCTCAGCCGCTAGTTTACCTATTAGTGCTAGTGATATACAAGCAGTTGTTAATAATTTTACTTTCCGTATTAATCAAGCATTATCTTTTTAATTATATTTATAACAAATGTCAGGTAGAATAATACATAAAAGAAGTTTAACTGGAGGAGCAGTACCTACTACTAGTTCTCTTGAAATTGGTGAATTAGCTATCAATGTAAATGATGGTAAAGCATTTTTAAGAAGATCTGGAAGTGGTAATAATGATGTTGTTTCAATAGTGACAGCTAATACAGTTACTACTGGATCAATAACTATTTCGGGTAGCACTACTTTAACTGGTAGTTTAAATATAACTGGTTCTACAACCCAAACAGGTAATAACACCCTTATTGGTAATACCTTATTAACAGGTAGCATCACTATATCAGGATCAAACCCCCCAGGTTCTACAGTACCCTCTGTTAGAATATGGGGAGACACTCAACATAATGGTTATATCAGATTTGACCCAGTAACTACAAACATAGATACCTCAATATCTGCTTCATACATCTACGTATCAGGATCAACTAACGATTTATACTTTAGTCA